TGACAAGCAGTGTATAGTTTAGCTGGCCAGAACATGGTGTAATATACTCCGACCAGTAGGCATATCATTTCCTTAACGCTTCTTCGATCTTATCCAGCTTTGAAAATATGGCCCGCACGGTTTCGCGCATTTCTTTCATTTCACGATCATGCGCTAATCTGTCGCCATCGGCCTTTGATTTAAGCACCTCAATCTCAGTGTGGTGTACTTGCTGCTTGTTCCACATCATAAAAACAAAAGCTCCGATTGGTGCGACCAACCATTTCATCGCCAAGTCGATCATTTCCATGCTTCACCCCATAGCCCTATACGACATAGCAATTGCTGCCGCGCCTGTAGTTGCGCGTTGATCTACAACATTTATGCCATCTACGCCCTTTTGATACAGGCCAAGCCATGTGCCAATGCGTTCGTCGTTGTCGAGATATGGTGCTGCTTGAAGCAGTGACGCATAAAGGTAAACGTCAGGGGCCAGCGACAAAAGCCAATTGCTGGGAGCCGCATCGGACAGCCCAGATAACTTCGCATAATAACTTAACTCAGATGGGTATGTTGCGTCTGGGGCAGGGATAACTTGGATGCCGCTACCTAACAGCGTGAAATATTGCGGGCGACCACTTGAAACAAACTCAGCCTTTTTGATCGACGCTTGGCTTGGGGAAACAAAGGTCAGCGGCTCAATAGGCGTTGTTGTAAGGTCGAAGCGGATTGTTTCTTGCCAGTCCGCAGGGATAGCAGAATATTCCGTGTCAATATTTGCGGTGGCCCGCTTAATCATACGGCGGTTGCGAATGTCACGCGACATCTGCGCTTCGGCTAACGAAATAAACGATGGGATAACCGTTGTTAGGTCAGTCCGTAAAAGCCAATCAGCAATGGCCGCTTTCAATTCTGAATAGGTCGTAATGCTCACAGTCGGCCACCTCTTGTTCTAAATGCGCGGTTGTCTGGATCGTTTAGCCACTTCTTTAGCGCTTTCGGATCGTCCGCAATGCCTTGACGTTTGAGGTCATAATACACTGAAAGCGGGATTGACGCTACCTTGTCCATGTCTCCGTGTTTATTGCTGGCTGAATTGAATTGACGCTTGTTGCTATCTAATATTGCGTCTGCTTGCTGCACCGTTTCAATTACAAATTCACCGTTGTCTTTGACGTGCCAATAGCGGGTAATTCCAGCAAGCGCATCGGTATCGAAAATTCGTGCCATGTTAGGCTCCTATGTGGATGGGGCGACCCGAAAGCCGCCCCGTCACTTTATTAGGAAGCAGTCAAATCTGCAACAATACCATGTGCAGCTTCGTTTTTAACGATCAAGCCAAACTCAGCAATGACCATACGCTTTTCAGCATCGCCTGTTTTCGCCAATTCTTTCTGTTGAATTGGGCGCAAGTAAGCAACCGAAGCATATTCTGGGTCAATTACGAAGGCATCGCGTTCACGCTGAAAGCGGTTAGGCACCACCGATAGAGAACCAAAATCTGAAACGTAGACGTCAGCAGCTCCAATTATTGTAGTTGGCTCAGAACCCGTAGCCGTGTAGCGCTGTGCAGCGATACCAGTAAACGCTGATACGGCAGTTTTGTTAAACGGGCCAACCATCAACACCGAAGGATTGCCGCCAGCCGTCCATGCTTTTTGCATAACGTCTTTGAGCATTGCTTCAGTGAAAGCACGTTGTGTTCCGTCTCCACGGGTATCAGTGCCGTCACCAGTTGGGTCAGTACCATCACCAGCTTTGTTGGTGTTTGTTGCCAACCAAGCGGGCAGACCAGCAGTTTCACGGGCAGTTGAAGCGTTCCCTGCAACGCGGGCGTTGCTGTTTAAAAGGGTGGCTTCAATGTCGCGCTTTAGTTCCTTGCCACGTTTAGCAAGGTTGTAGGCCAATTCGTTTGCACGGCCAGCTTTGTCTTGGAACTCCAAGTTGTCAGCAATGATTAGTGTGCGGCGACGAATGTGGCTGTAGTTGCCCAAACGAGTTGTTGCGGCAGTTGCGTCGAACGAAGCAACATCATCGCCATCAATGACAGCGGTTGTGGATGTTGCAGCCAACGAGTCGGTTTGCCATTCGAAGAATGTATTTTTTACATTTTCCGAACCTACGTTAGATTGAAATGGTGTTTCTTCGGGGCTAATATTTGCGATCACATTTGAAAGTGACTCACGAATACCCTTCGCCGAGAAAGAGGTGAATGTATTTGCTACGATAGCCATGTGTTGCTCCTTAAAGCATATTGCGAATTATTGCAGCCGCATCACTGATACGACCAGACTTATTTAGGCGCAGTTGCGCTTCCCGCACTTCTGACTTCGGACGCGGCGCAGTGTTAGTCGATCCGCCTTTCATGGTCTTGGTCTTTTGCATCTGAGGTTTAGCTTTAACCTCGTTTGCTTTTTTAGACCCTTTCGCATGAAGCATGGCCATCCTTGCTAACTTCACTATCTTGGCATCAAAGACACCGTTAACATCATCTTCCGTGAAACCTTCGGACAAAAGAAACTTTGTCACTTCTGGTGCTTCCCGTTGTGCAACGTTCATGTCGCCCCACTCAGGGATAACTTGCGGTAGCGTTTCTTGTTGCTTGGCAACGTAGTTTTGAAACGCCCTTTGCTTTTCAGCGGCTAATAGTGCTTGGACACGATCTCTTTCGGAAGCGGCGGCTTGCAGAGTTTGATTCCGTTCTGCTTGCTGTTTTTTCCAGTTCCGTTCCATTCTAGCTGCCCCCACGGGGTCTGCATCATACAGTTTGTCCCAATCAGGCTCTTGCGGCGCGAACGCTTCGATCTTTTCCTGTAACTTAGGTAAAATCTCTGCATATTGTGCGCGTTCCAAATTGACCTCTTGGACTTGAACATCAAACGACTTACGCGCTTCTGACAATTCCATAGTCTTTTTGGTGTAATCCCTTTGACGCAGATAGCCGTTTTTGAGTTCTTCGACCTTTATCTGTTCACCATCAACCTCAATTTCGGCTGCTAGAATATCGACAGATAGGTCTTGGTCATCGCCTTCGTCATCTTCTTCATCAGGACCGGACTCATCGGACTCATATTCATCTTCATCCGTTTCGTCCAAGTCGACATCTTCTTCCTCGATGTCGGGCGCATCTACGTCTGTTACGTTATCCCCTTCGGGCGCAAGCATGGCGTTGATTGCATTAGCGGCATCCGACAGGTCAGTCCCTTGCGGGTTGTTGTTGTCTGTCATTACCAATCTCCTATATTATGCTACAAAATCTGCTTTTGAGCAATAGTTGCGTTATCAACGAGGCTTTTGAGCTTTTGCCGCAGCAAATTAACTCCATGCACACGTTGGTAGGCGGCTTCCCTGCCTTCTACATCTTTCGAAGTTTTCCAAAGGGTAAACGCTTCGGCTTCGATTTCATCCATGAAGCGGGTCAAGTCGGTGTCGTTAGTTAACCGATGCGCCGAATGACCGTCTTCAATGGTTTGCTTTTGGGTTTTAGCCACGAACGCCCTCTTTAATTACGTCAGCCTGTGCTTTGAACACATCGCGCTGTGATGCCATATCGGCCTTTAGCTTTTCGACATTCATCATAGCGCCGTATTTGGCTTTCATTTCTTCCGCAGCAATCAAGATGTCGGCTTCCAGCTTGTCGCGCTTGAAGTCATCTTCTAGTTGCATCTTCTGGCGCTCAAGTTCCAACTCAGCCGATTTCTTTTGAATGTCGGCTTGGATTTGCTGGATTTGCACCTGTATAAACATTTCGTTTACGTCAGGCTTTTGCTCTTGTGGCGCTGGCTTAAAGTCGGCGGGGTCAGACCAGAACTGAGAGCTATCTTTAAACCCAGACAATTCAGTCATGGCTTTAAGCGTGTTGGATAACTTTGTTATGTCGGTCAATGGGTTTTCATTGCCCATCGTTTGCATGGCCTCTTTCTGCATAGTTCCGATCTGCATTAGCATAGCCATGCGTTCGCTATCAGTGCCACGACCAAGGGCCACGTTAACTGATACATCCATAGCGTTGTTCCAAGCGCGTGGGTCAATTTGCACAAACTCATTGCGTAAGCGTATCATGCGGGCTTGGTCTTGGTGCGTTGTGACGTAGTGCAAGATAAGCTTGAATAGTTGCTTCATGCCGATTTCTGCAAAGACGCGGGCTATCATCTCAATACGTTGCTGTGCGCCCTGCACAGTGGCGTTTACAGCCGTTGCAGTCTGGTTCTGTAGGGCATTAGCATCAAGCCCAGACGAAGCCCTAGAGATGCCTGTGCGGCTCTCTTTGACCTGATCCATATAGTCCAGCATTGGGAACGCTGCTTGCCCTAGAAACGGCACCGCAAGAGGTTGCACGGCACCAGCGGTTGTCTGGCGGATAATAGCACCCACCTCTGTATTCATAACGTCTTCAATGTTTACCTGTCCCTCAACCACAGTCATGCGTGGGTGGATACTTAGGGCCAAGCTGTCGAGCGTGTTACGCATAATAACTGACTTGATGCGCTGAACGTCCATAGTCACGTCAGCTACGCTCATACCAAAGAAATCGTGTGGCTCTGGATCGGGGCAGAACACGGCAAAGGGAACAACGGCGCAAGGCTCGTTCATTAGTATTTTCTTGCCAGAACCAGCCATGCAAACCTTACGAAGCTCTGCAATGCCGTCACCGTCAAAATCAACCTTGGTATAACATTCGTAATACATAACCTTCCGCATAGCTTCGTCTGTGCGGTTGTTGGTCATTGTAGTTAGTGCTGGGTTGCGAGTGTAGCGCTCCACGTTAATGTCTAGTTCATCAACGCCAGTGGCTAAGTCCTCAACCTCATCTTCATCGTAGCCCATAGCTACAAGCTCAGAAATAGTGACCGTGCGGCGGTGTGCAATAAAGTCGGCTTCTTCCATAGATTTAGCGCGGCGGTCGATTAGGAACTCCTCTGGTGGCAACGCTTCAATTTGAACGCGGCCATCTTTGGTTTCATACTTAACGGACACATCGTGGATCAATGGCGCTTCAATCATCATACCCGTCATTGGGTCAATCATTGGGTCGCCGCTTGGACGTGATACTTGTATTTCAATCATGGCTTTAGGGTCGGACGCAATTGCGGCAAGCGCAGCATCATCTAGGCCAGACATTTCGTAGTTTTCAACGCTGGTCTTTTCGTCCCAGTAAACTTTAACTATGCCAGCCTTGCGGATTAGAGCATCTTTAAAAGCACTATGAAGCGTTAGGAACCCGTCATTGTCACGATACATAATGAAGTTTGCGTAATCGGTAGCCTGTTCGGCAGCTTCTACATCTTCGGGGCCTTGTGGAATATACTCAACAGCTTGTTCCGAACCAGTGAATATACGCATGAGGCTTGGAAGAATAGCTTGGACTGTATCGCGCACATCCATTGATATGACTTGGCTGCGTCCATCTTCTTCGTCACCGAAAGGGTCGCCGCGATAGTATTCAGTTGCCTCCGCACGAATTGGAGAAATGATGTTATCAATAAAATCAACCGCGTCATCTATTTCGCCCCCAATAACCCCTTGTAATTCGTCATCGGACATAGGTTCTTCCATGTCCATCGCTTCCATTACATCATCTTCAAGCTCTGAAGCCATGTCTTTTATTTCCATGTCCATTTAGGAACCTCTACTAAACGATTTGTTCGCCATTATTGAAAAGCTGGGTTTGTACGGTAATTTTCGTACATAATCCGCAAGCCATCTGGGCTCATTTTATCAACATTAATAGCGCCATTTTGGTTGCGTAGCCAATTTGAATACATCAACTCGCTCATACCGCTAGGTGGCATACCAACCGCTGAGTTAGGCATTACTTTACTGCCTAAAGCGCCAGATGCCCCATTAACATTGCTATATGGCGTTCCAACTGGTTGAACGGTTGTCGGAATAACATTAGTTTGTGCGCCAGACATTGAGGAAAGCGGCGCTTGCATAGCTGGGTTGCCAGACAGCCCGTAAAAGTCCTGCGGCATAGCTTGGGAAGACATCATCTGTGGGCGCGGTTGTGGGCGCATAGATGTTGCTGGGGCCAGAATAGGCGCAATAGCTGCTTGCTGTGCAACTCCGCCTTGTTTGCCTAACAACCCACCAAGGCCACCTTTTTGGCGAATGTCATTGCGAACCATTGTGCCGCCAAGACCCATCATTGCACCGCTTGCGCCACCAGTTGCTAGACCAAGCAACCCGCCAAAGAAAGGGTTAGCCATCATTGCCTGTGGGCCACGAAGCGTTCGTCCTTGGCCTTGCTGGTCAAACTCTGTCCAGCCGCCGCGCCTCATGCCTTCTTGGTAGTCTTTACCACCAGCGCGTTTATAGTCTTCATTTGAAAGACTAGAGTAGGAAGCTCCAGAGCCGCCCATTCCCCCACCGTCAAACATATCCTTTAAGCCAGTAAAGCCTTTCTTGGACGCTTTATCTGCGGGTGATTTACTTGCAGCCATGAGTCAACTCCTATGCGCTAACGGCGTTAATTGAACGTCTTTGCAGTGATATTATCATAAGTTTGCAATTTACACCACGCCCTTAACATTTCGCCTCAAAGCGCCACTCCACACCGTCTTTGGTTTGTATCCAGTGACCAGATAGCGCATTGCGTCAGCGCTGTGTGATGTCCAATCGTGTAGCGGTCGCATACGCCATGTCTTGCCCTTTTCGTCCCAATCCCTGCGGTACTGGCGCAAGGCTTCAACCCCACGTTTGCAGCGCTCCGCATCGAACCAAGTGGTGCGTAGGAATAACCGCGTGGCTTGTATGCCATCATCTATTGATAAGCTAGGGGCAATCTCAATACCATTAAGGCCAAGCGATTGCAGTATTTCAATGCGGCTTTTACCCGTTCCCAATTCCCTAACCCGCGCATCGTGCGGCAAGATGTGGGTATCGTAAACGTATTCTTTTTCCTTAATCACCTTAACGTAGTGATCTAGACCAACGCCGCTGCTTTCGTAAAAGTCTATAATGCGGCGCTCTTGTCCCACAAATTGTGCAAACCAGATCGACGTGCTGTCAGACATTCCCAAGTCCCAGCCAGTAACAACGGCAATGGCGGGGTCGTAAGGGACAACGCCAACGCGCTTGCTTTCGGTGGCAAGTTGTATTTCTGTGCCGTAATATGCGCCTTGAATAGCCGCCTCGAAACTGCACTGAAACTCTTGAAGGTATCTGTCTTCCCCCATAGTGCGGCGGGCTTCTTCAAGTTCCTCTTTATCCAGCACACCAGTATCAGATGCTTTTAGATTAGCGCTGAACCAATTGGGGTCGGTTATTGAGTTATCGTATATATCCCAAAAGTCATTCTTACCTTTGGGCGTTCCAATGAATGTGGCGCGGCCTTTACGATCTGCAAGCGCTGGGCGAATAACCGTGGGCCAAGCGTTAGATGGGAAGTCGGCTGGCTCATCAAGGATTACATCGTCAAAATACAATCCCCGCATTGCATCGTAGTTATCAGCGCCGAACAAACGCAAGCGGCCACCATTATGAAAATCAATCCGCAGTTCGCTTTCGTTTACGGATATGTTGGGCAGGGCTTGGGTGTAGTGTTTAGCGTAATCCCATACGATTGCCTTGGCTTGGCGGTAATATGGCGCAATATACGCCGCACGGGCGTCAGGTCTGGGGTTTGTAATGCAGCGTATGATTAAGTCGTTAATGGCTGCAACTGTCTTACCAAAGCGGCGATGGGCAACGATACAAGCAAAGCGTTCTGTTCGGTCATGGTACGCATCCATTTCTGGGCGCGGCTTAT